GTTAAAAAAGCTATATTTTATGCGATAAATAAAGCTATTGCAATTACAACCTATTTATAGTTAAATACTTAAATATGTTAATTAAAAAAAACAATAACAAACAAGGAGAGAGAAATATGAAAAAATATACAATTAAATTTAGAATAAATAATTCTAAAGATAAATCAAAACTTAGTGATACTACTTTAGCACCTAATGGTTATTTTTATAAATTTACTGATAGTGAAAATTTACTTGAAGATTATTTACAAAAATATTGGGATAGAGAAATTAATAACTTAATAATTATTAATGAAGAAACTGATGTAGAATTTGATTATGATAATACACCAGCCCTTGCAAGAAAGGAGAGAGCATAATGGAATACAAAAAACATCAAATAAAACCAGCAGATAATTTTGGTAAAGATTATTTAATTTATTTTAATAATCTTTTTATAAAAGGTTGTTCTTCAATAGAACAAGCTAAAACTTTTATTGATAAAATAATAAAGGAGAGAGCATAATGATTAAAGCAATACATAGTGCAAATCCAAATAAATCTAAAATTGTAAAAGTTTTTAAGGATAAGTTTAACGCAACTAAAATTACTTCTGTTAAATATAACTCTAATAGAAATACTTTTTTTGCAACTTGTTTCAGAAAATTTGAAAGATTGGGTTTAAAAGAAATCAATGCAATAGAGGTAGGAGTAGAAATATGAGAATACCAGCTAACTCAACTTTTACTAAAGAAATATCAAAACAATTTAAACAGATTTTCCACCGAGATATGACTCTTGGTGGAATACAAAATTTACAGGAAGAATTAAATTTAATTAATCCTGTGGATACTCATTTGGTTAATCAAGTGAGTAAATTAAATAAAGGTAATGGACATGAACCCAAAAAAAATGTTTCGCCTACAAGAGCAGTTAGACAAGAGTACACACAAGGAAAAGGTGCTATTGGAAAAATTGTTCCATTTGAAACAAAAGAAAAAGGATTTGGCTTTTAGACTTCATCAAGTGAAGTATCATCAACCAGTTCTTTAGAGAGAGGATATAAAGATATGAAAAAAACAATACTAACACTAGGGCTATTATGCACTCTACTCAATGCGTGTGCTAAGTACGACCCATTAATCGATACTGCTGGAAGATCAGGAACATTTAATACAGATCAGGCAAAAGAAATAACTAACGATTTGCAACATTGTAAAACACTAGCAAAAGAAAACACTAATTTTTTTAGTAATATTTTGTATTGGTCAGTCAGTCCAACAATGGATACCAAATACGAATCAATTATGAGAAAATGTGTTTTATCGAGAGGACATTCGGTACTTAACTAATGCCTAAACCATCAATTAGAACTAAAATTTTAGCTTATATGTGTGCTAAATGCTTTACCACCAAAGCTGACAAATTAGCTTGGTTTATGGGCAACACCCTTTTCAACGAGTCATTACTCTGTCGGACTTGTTGGCAAAGTCAATTCAAACTACTGACAGAAAAACAAAAACAGGAGTATAGCTTTTATGGCAACAAGAACTAATACATCTCTTGAAGAAATAAACTTATCTATACAAGATCAAGTAAATAGATGGGGTGTTTCTGATGATGATAACCAAGAGATATTTTCTAAAGTTGTAGGATTACAATTAAAGAAAATAAGACTTATGAGAAAAAAAACGCAAACTAAATTAGCTAATAAAATATTAGTAACTTTTCAACAATTACAAAAATATGAAAAAGGTACTAATGAATGTAGGCTAGTAAATCTTTTAAAACTTGCAGAGGTTTTAAATGTTGATTTAGATTATTTCTATAAACCATTAATAGAAAACAATTTAAAATTTATAAATAATAGAGAGAGGAATGGATATGCAGATAGTTACAGAACAAGGTAAGAAGATAGAATTTAATCAAGAAAAGCATGTTTATATTCATAATAACGAATATATTGTGGGTATGAGTACAATTCTTGGTAAATTAGCAAGTCCAATGCTAGAGAATTGGAAAATAAACAATATGGTTAATGCCATAAAAAAAGAAATGGAAAGACAAGATATTCCAATAGATAAAATACAAAACATAGTTTTAAATGCTAAGACTAATGCCAAAAAACAAGGGGATAGTATTTTAAATATTGGTTCTATGGTTCATAAATTTTGTGAGATGTGGTTAAAAGGTGAAAAATTTACTGACCCAAGTGATCCTGTTGTAAAGTCTTGTTTTGATAAATTTAAGAAGTTTTGGAAAAAACATAAACTTAAATTAGCTGAATCAGAAAAGATTTTATATTCTGAAAGAGGTTATTGTGGAACTTTAGATTTAGTAGCAACAGACCCAAAAGGCAATCTTTGGTTAATAGATATAAAAACAAGTAAAGGTATATTTATTAATATGGTTCATCAAGTACATGGCTATAAACTTGCTTATGAAGAACAGACAGGAAAGAAAATAAACAAAATGTATATTGTAAGATTGCCAAAAGATAATGCAGACTTTGAAGCAAGACATATCTTATACAAAAAAGAACATTTAAAAGCTTTTCTTGGTTTATTAAGTTGTCATAAATCAGAACTTCTTTTTAATGAGCAAGTCAGAAAATATAATCAACTAACAAGGAGAAAATAATGTACCAACAACAAAAAAATAAATTTGATATGCCTTTTTGTGGTTTGACTAAAAAGTTAAAACCAACTGGTAATAGAAGTCCAAAATATGAATTTAGTGCGGACTCTAGTAAAGTTAAATATATTTGTAGTTTAACAAAAAGAAAATACACTTTATCACAAATAACTGAATGGTTTATGTCGCCTGAAGTACAAAAATATCATAATGCTGGGTATGTATTAAAAGAAATGGCAAAAACAGAAGAAATACAAAATCCTCATCAATACGACAAAGGAACTGAGCAATTAGTTTATACGATTATGATGGTTAAACCATTTAAACCACAAGCAAATATAGATGGTATGAAGCCTATAGGACAAGCTATGCCGCAGTATAAAGAAATGCCTATGACAGAAGCGCAACCATCTGCACCTGAAAAAGCAGTTCCAGTTCAAAAAATGGATGATATGGATGATGAAATCCCGTTTTAAAACATTATTGATAAAACTAGATATAATGTCTGTTTATTATAGAGAGGGTTTAGTAGGCTTTATATTTGGTTTTATCTGTGGTATGATTCTAATTTTATGCCTGTAGATAAAACTTTTGAAAACGAAGTTACAATATCGAATGAAGATAGAGGTAATCTTGATCTTACAAAAAGATTAGAAGATAAAGATTTATTATTAAAAGGTGTTGTTACAGAGTTAAATAATCTTAAAAAAGAATTTGCTCTGAAAGTAGAAGAAAACCAAGCTTTATATCTTGAAATAGAAAACATTAGAGTTTTAGAAGAAAAACACAAAAAACTTAATGGTGAACTTCGTAAAGAAATTGACGATTTAAAAAAAGACGCAAAAGAAATGTTACAATACCCATGATTATACTTGGTTATCCTATACATAGAAAACATACACAAAGAGTAAAAAGATTATTCTTTTCTATTATTGTAATAATACTTTTCTTATTTGTTGTTTCTTGTAGTAAAATAGAATTTGACCCAACAACATCAAGCTTAAAATATCTTTTAACAAATGAGGATAAATGGAAACAATGAATTTAAACAGCAGAGAAGCTTATAAGAAAATGACAGAAGCTAGTAATCAATGGTCTGAATGGGCTGAGAAAGCTATTGTCCTTGATGAATCAAGAAAAGCTATGTTTAGTAAATTATTTTTAAAATACAAAATTGATACCAAAACAGTTATTGAAGCAGAACATAAAGCTAGAACTGACCCTGAATATAAAAAAATAATTGAAAGTTATGCTTATGCTGAAAGTCAATTAATAAAAGCAAAACTTATGTATAACAACCTTGATAGATATTTGTCTGTAAGACAAACAGAGGTAAAAAGAGATTTAACTCTAGCTGGAAAGCAAGAGGGATAATAAAATTCTAAATGTTGAGACTATTCCTTATGATAGATATAATACATTTAGATAGAGTCATAAGCGAGAGTTTATGATTCGGCTCTCTCGGTACAGGGTAGTTTTTAGTTATTCTGCCCTGTGCCACTAATGCTTAACTATTTCTATTCCATCTAAATTAGTTTTTTCAGTTATTGGTTCTACTTCGTAATTATAATCAACAAGTCTTACATCATCAAATTGTGATAGCTGTTTTATAAATGAAGATAATTTTATAAGATTAGGACTTTCATCAACAAATCTTAAATTAATATAATGCCCATAAGGCTCATATTCTGATTCCATTTTAAATTCTACATCTATAATAACTGCATCTCTGACCATTCATATCTATACTATTTCTTTCGCATAATGTCTGCACCTTTAAGACCATAAATAGCAGATACAACTCCAATAAAAATAGCTTGATACCAATAAGGAAGATTTTTAAAATACTCAAAAAATAAATCTATTCTATCACGAATCGTAGGATCGTCAGAGAAAACAGACCAGCCCAATAAAAGAATAGGCAAAGATACAAGAATAAGGACAAATTCATCTTTCCAACCATTATCATTACTCTCAATAATTTTCGCTTTATATTCAATTTCACCTTTCGCCATTTGCTCTGCATGAAGCATCTGAGCATCTGACATTAACTGTTTTGTTCGTTGTTTATTTTGATAAATCTTTGCCCCTGTCTTTACACCCAAGCTTAATAAATTCAACCACATTATTTTATCTCCTTTAATAGTTCGCAATAGTGAATTGCTTTGTCTATATCCTGATTACCATTTTTTTTATCATAACGACATACATACTTAATTATATTGCCCTGAATAAAACTAAGCTTATTCTTAGTAATAAACTCAATAGGCTGTATCTTGAAGTCTTTGTAGTGCTTACCACCTATTTGTTTGTCAGTAGCCTTTAAATGCCCTCTATGAGCCTTTAATGTACCCT